TTCTGTGCTGACGCTTGCTTATTGCTTCCCGTGTGATTGTCGTAGTCCTCTTCGGTGTAGATAAGAAGAAGTGAATCAACGCGGGGGTCTGCTTCGAAGAATTCAAGAACTCTGTCACCTACCGAGCTGTAAAGTCGGTAGGTTGCAGAGTTAACAGCACGCTGAAGATTAGCAGTTACTGCCTCGTCGTCTTCGTAGTAGTCAATGCCCATAAACTGAGCTGCGTCTTTAACTTCAATCATTCAGCGCGCTCTCCTCTCTTAGTGATTAGGCTGTAACTGTCAGCGCACCATTTACGATAGCTGTTGCGTCCTTAACAACGAAGTCAGCTCTCATAATTGCACGGAACAGTGTCATATCCTGCTCGAAAGCATTGAAGCCTGTCACAGCAGCGGAGTCAGAAACTGCAATTGTCAGCTGCTCGCGGTCGAACATCTTGAGATATTCTTTCAAGTCACCCATGATGAAAGGAACCTTGCCATCTTCTGCTGTTGCGAGAATCTCGTTAGGGATTACAACAACAGGAACGGAGTGTGTACCGATGGAAAGTCTCAGAGCCATAGGCTGAGATGGGTCAGGAGAAAGCAGGGGACGACCGTTCTTGTCTTCCAGAGTGTCGAGATACTGGAGACCGTCATCGTTCGTGTAAATCTTTGTGCCTACCTTGAAAGCAGAAAGCGTTACGTTAACAGCCTTCTTGATATCCTTGAGACCTGCAATGTCTGTAGCTTCCTTAGCAGCAATCTTTGCGAGAATCTGAGCATTTTCAGTTGCTACAGAATCACCTGCAAGCCACTCAGTAACTACGTTTGCGATAGCCGCATCAGAATCAGCTAACAGCTCATTAGTAACGGGCAGATAGCCTGCATACTTCTTGATAGCGTAGCTGATAGTCTGGAACTTAGGAGCTGCTGTCTCACCGATTGCAACACCCTCACCAACCTGTGTGAAGCCCGTTTGCTGAGCACGTGCCTTGTATACACGAGAGCCCTTGTTAGTCTTAACAGTTTCGCGGTCGATGTAACCAACAAGAGAGAACTTGTTCTCCTTGAAATGATTAATCTGTGTGTTGATGTCCTGAGGTACTGTATAGCCACCATTAGCCATTGTACCTTCACTCATAGCAGCCTTAAAACCGTTACGAGCTGCATCTGCAAAAGCCTTGATGGAGTCAGCCTTAGGCTCTGCTGTAACAACGGGCTCTACGCTCTTTGCCTCGTCCTCTACGGGTACGCCAGCCTTAGCGAGCTTGAGCATTCTTTCCTCTGTCTCGAACTCCTTCTGGAGTGCGTCGATTTCGTCCATCAGCGCATTTGCCTTGTCGAAATCCTTAGCCTCGCCGCTCATGAGACCCTGAGCCTCTGCGGTCTTAGATGTGATAAGTGCCTGTAATTCTCTCATTCTCTTATTCATGATGTTAGTCCTCCTTGTAAGACTTGTTGATTTTGGCTTTCGCCGTTAAAATTCTCGCACGTAAAAGCGTTTCAAGCTCTTTCGTGTTTGTTTCCTGGATTTCTGGGGTTTCCTCTGTTGGTGTTTCAGGCTCTTCATCTGGAGCCTGTACAGATTTGCCTGTGTAGCTCTTAGCTACACCTGCTGCCTTCTGTGCGGGAACGGCTACGAGTGAAAACTCATAAGCATCAGATACGCCTGCCAGTGTAAAGGTGCAAGTTGTTTTGACATTTTCCTTCACATATGTACGACCTGGGAAGTGTGCGCAATAAGTTTTTGCGTTGTCAGTCCCACATACAGAACATAAAGCACTGGAAGCTCTGAAGCCTACCGAGCCCTCCTTCTTAATGCCACCCTTAATCTCTGCGATAAGGTCTGCATTGCTAGAAGTCTTGACCATATAGCAATGTGCTATGAGCTGAGTATAAAGTTCTCCACTCTTCAGCTGCTTAGTAGTCTGTACAAGTTCAGTTGCATAGATTCTTGCAACCTGGTCATCAGCTGACCAGCTATGATTTTTGATGACTGTACGCCCCAAAAACAACTTGCGCATATCCTCTAACGCGTTGAGCGTGAAGCACTCATGGTCTCTGTCGATTTCGTTGTCGCACAAAACAGCTTTGAATGTGAAAACTTCATCAGCAGAAAGAGGAGTCATAGCAAATTTGTTGATTGCTTTAAGGTCCGATTCAGTCACTTCATGACTTGCGAGCTGTGCCGCTTTGGTTACAAGACCTTCAACTGTCTTGTTATTCACTGTCTCGTTCATCCTGTTCGTCCTCCTCTCTCGTTGATTCAGCATCTTCTGTACCCTCATCGCCTTCAGTTTCTTCGATTTCTTCGGTCGTTTCCTCTTCGGTCTCGTCCGTTTCTTCTTCGACTTCTTCGGGCTCTTCGGATTCGTTGATGTTGGTATATTGACTACCTGCAAATTGTAACGGGATACTTGCACCGTTTCCGAGTAACTGGTCGCCGCCTTCCTTTGCGGGCAGGTCAAGTCTTTCACGCGCTTCGTTTGGTGTCAGCAAGAAGTTATTTACCGCCTGACTCAGCGTTGCAATCTGTGTTTGCTGGTCTGCTCTAAGCAGTACGCTGATGTTGAACTTGATGTGATAACCTTGGGCAACTTCTTCTGCTGAAAGAAGCTTATATGTGAGCTCTTCTTCGTATTGCTTAACAATATAAAGAAGAGTATCAACCAAGAAGCTAAGCTGTTGAGCTTCCGCGCTTGCGTAGCTCGATTTGGTGTAATCTCCAACCTGATAAGGTTTGACACCGAAAGCACTCGCAATCTGCAGGGAGCTGTACTGTCTCAACTCTAAGAACTGAGAGTCTGCAAGCTTAATATTGAGGGGTGTTAAAGAATAACCGACGGGCATTGGCACTATGTTTTCAAGTGCGCTGTTGCTCATTTCGCCTTTAACATATTTTGTAATACCTTCAACGAGGGTTTTAACATTGTCGTCATTCAAAGAACCTGTATAGTTCAGGACTGATTTACCCGTCATGCCCTGGTCAATGGTCTTATTAATGAACTTTTGAGCCTTTACGCCGTTCTCTATTGTGCTTGCAAGCTGATGTTTTACGCTGATACCGACGATACCATCACGGGTATATTGACTTCTGAAGTGTAAAACCTCTTCAGATGAAAGCACAATCACGCCTTGTGGTGTGCTGTATTTGTAATAAATATCAGGAACATCAGCAAGTTTAAGGGCGTTGTCGTAGTAAACTGTCACATCGCTTGACTTCATCAGCCATAATTGCGGGTTTGCCTTGTTGCGTGTGTCAATCCACACATAAGCATTGCCTTCATCATCTCTGTACTGTTCAACTGCTGACCAGAAAGCACCCGAGGGTGTATATCGGTTCGGTCTTTCATTGAGCATTCTATAGAGTGGATGCTTACGCTCTACGCTGATGCCTCCGTCTTCTGTAAAACGCTGAATTCTAAGAGGTAACTTGCCTAAACTCTCTGAAAGCACTTTAAGACAAGCGAAATAAGTGGCTTCACTCTCCGCGCCAGCAGAGGCTGAGGGGTCAATTCCGAGGAATTCATAAAGCTGATTGAGAGATGCGGTGTTTGCACTCTTACCGCGAAAAGCATTTATTGCCGCTCTTGTGCGGTCTATGAGCTTCATTGTCATCATCTCCTTTACTTGCTGTTCAATTCTTTTATAATATCTAGCTCCCGTTCTGATAGTTGCCATTCAATACGTCCATCTTTCAGGACAATATCATCTGTGATTGTGTTAGCATTAGCTGTCGCGATGGCTGTAGCTTTCGCAAGTGCTGATGCCACATCATCTGATACAAGATGTCCAGCACCGTATAGACCTTTTTTGTGCTTGATTTGGTCATCAAGTCTTCGTATGAACTGACACTTATTAAGTTCTATGTGTAATTCAACACCGTGCTTAGCAAGATATCGCATTTTTGAGGCTGTCAAAACGTTGCCTGGGGTATTGATATTTTGGTAGCGTTCTTGTTGTTGAATTCAGCTTGTTGGCGTCTCTTATTTTCTTATCTAGTTCAGGCTCAGAACGAACGCAAGAGGTTCTTTCGCAGTTTGTGATAAAGCCTGTTAGAATTTTAGCCCCGTTTGAATATGTAATATCCGCATCAATCAAGATGCAGGACACTTTATTCAAAGGGTCTCTACAGAAGTTAAGAATTGTTAGAGCTGGTGCGAACATAAAGAACTTGATGTCGTGCTCTGCGTAGAATTTAACAATCTTAGATAATATGGAAAAAGGCGGATTGTCGACGACTACACAATTTGCAGGATATTCATATTTTTCATAATCTCCGCCAGGGTAGAAAGGTCTGACGAAGTTAGAAGAGTTGAGATTATATCTATCAACCACATAGGCTGCTACACAATCATATATGTTGGATGGTGTGAAGCAGTCATCTGTGGTATGTTTAGCTTCGAACTTTTCAAGAAATTTGGCATATTCAGGGTTTTTTGCTTTGTCTTGCTCTGTCATTTCTTTAAAGGTTTTTTGCTTAAGGTTCATTGCGGGGGTGTCGTCTCCTTTACTTCCAACCCATAAGGGCTAAGTAATCATCAAGAGCACTACTTACATTGAGCGGTGCGGCGTCTGTGTTATTTAAAAGAACCATAAAGTGCGCGTCAATAACGGCATCATCAGGGTCAATGCGCTTAAATTTTGCGCCTGGTTTCTTGTCAATCTTGATTTCTCCGAAGCTGTTGCGGACTGTTGCCGCGTTGACCATTGACCACGTCAAAAGTTCGTTGGCTTCGTCGTATTCAAGCTTTGTGCCTTTCGTCAAGAGCTGAATTGCTACGGTTGCATCATTCAGATTACGTGCAGATTGTGTAATTGCCACAACAGGACATCCGAATTCATCAAGGTCTTGCATAACACCCGCGGCGTTATGGGGGTCAATGCCAATTCCTAAGAT